CTGGCGCGAGCTGCGGGCCTGCGACTACGGTGCGCCGACGATCCGCAAACGGTTCTTTCTGATCGCTCGGTGTGACGGCCGTCCGATTGTCTGGCCGGAGCCAACGCATGGAGATCCAAACAGCCAGGAGGTTCGGTCCGGAAAACTGAAGCCATGGAAGACGGCCGGCGAGATCATTGATTGGTCGATCCCGTGCCCGTCGATCTTCGAGCGCAGCCGCCCGTTGGCTGAGAACACGCTCCGGAGGATTGCGCGCGGACTGTACAAGTTCGTGATCAACAATCCGAGTCCGTTCATTTCCCCGATCGGTGCCGCGGCGTTCCTCGCAAAGCACTATGGCGGGAATTACAGTGGTCCCGGTAGTGGTTTGGAAGATCCAATCAGCACGATAACAACGAAGGATCATAACGCTCTCGTTGCAGCGTTTCTCGCAAAGTACCATACCGAGACGAACCACGACGCCCGCGGGCAAACGCTCGACCGGCCACTTCTGACACAAGACACGTCCAACCGGTTTGCGCTCGTTACTTCGCATCTTGTGAAGATGCGTGGTACGAATATCGGCCAGCCCGTCATAGAGCCGCTGCAGACGAACACCGCCGGCGGAAACCACTTCGGCGAGGTTCGTGCGTTCCTGCTCAAGTATTACGGCAGCGCCGACAACGGCCAAAGGTTGGATGAACCGTTGCACACGATCACAACAAAGGACCGGTTCGGGCTCGTAACCATCGCCGGGGTGGACTACCAGATCGTCGACATTGGCATGCGGATGCTCGAGCCGCATGAGCTTTTCGCAGCGCAAGGGTTCCCCAGCACTTACATCATCGATCGGGATGCTGACGGAAAGAAGTATCCGAAGTCGGAGCAGGTCGCCCGCTGCGGAAACTCCGTACCGCCGCAATTTGCGGAAGCGCTGGTCCGGGCGAATCTTCCGGAACTGTGTCCGGGATCTGGCAGGGCGCTGGTATTCGAGCGGTACAAACCGACCGCCGGGCAGTTGGCATTCTCATTGTGAGGTGCTGATGATGACCAAACAACAACTCTACCAGCTCGCCACCGACCCGACCGCGCCGATGGATGACCGCTATGCCGCCGCCAGGGAGCTGCAGCGCCGGACGCTCAGCTCACGAAAGGTTTACGATCTGATCCGTCTGTGGCCGTATCACACGCCGTCTGAGATTGCGGACATATTGGGTGTGACCGTACCAACAGTCATCGGGTGGGCCAGTCAATACGGACTTTGGCAAAGGAGACGATCGGGATAAGTGGGTGAGTAACATGGAGATCAAATGCCAGCTCTTTAACGACCATTTCCAAAATTACAAGCGATACAACATCCCAAAGGCTCAACTGGTCATAGCTGACATTCCGTACAACCTCGGCAGCAATGCGTATGCCAGCAACCCCGAGTGGTATGTGGATGGCGATCTTTCAAAAGGCGAGTCCGAGAAGGCGGGGAAAGCCTTCTTCGATACCGACGAAAACTTCAAGATTCCAGAGTTCATGCACTTCTGTTCGAAGATGCTGATCAAGGAGCCGAAGGAACGGGGAAGGGCGCCGGCCATGATCGTGTTTTGTTCCTTCCAGCAGCTTCAACTCGTTGTTGAGCAAGGACAGAAATATGGATTCAAGAATTACATCCCGCTGGTGTTCATCAAATCATCGTCGCCCCAAGTGCTGAAGGCGAACATGAAGATTGTGGGCGCGACGGAATACGGACTCGTTCTGTATCGTGACAAGCTTCCGAAGTTCAACAACAATGGCCGGATGATCCTGAATTGGTTCAAGTGGGAGACGGACGATAGTCCGAAGATCCATCCCACCCAGAAGCCGGTTCCGCTATTGAAACGACTTATCGAGATATTCACGGACGTTGGCGACGTCGTGATTGACCCCTGCGCAGGCAGCGGTTCCACCCTGAGAGCGGCGGTCGAAATCAATCGCCACGCCTATGGCTTCGAAATCAAGAAGGACATGTATCGATTGGCGCATGAAAAGATGTTGTCGGTCATACCGACGTCGTTGATTTTGTAGTAGGAGGGCTGCCATGACCGCACCACGCATATTGCATTACCCGGGTTCCAAGTGGAGCATGGCCGATTGGATCATCACGCACATGCCGCAGCACACGACCTATTTGGAACCGTACTTCGGATCCGGTGCTGTCTTCTTCTCGAAGCCCCCGGCCCAACTCGAAACCATCAACGACATCGACGGCGACGTCGTGAATCTTTTTCGCGTGATCCGAGACCGTCCCGACGAGCTGGCGCGGCTGGTGTACTGGACGCCATACTCGCGGCAGGAATATTACAACTCTTACCAATCGGGGGGAGTTGGACGATCTGGAGAGAGCGCGGAGGTTCCTGGTGCGGTGTTGGATGGCCCGGGGCGCGAAGACATCGGACCGGACGGGATGGCGGCATAACATCGACATTGCATATTCGCCGAACAAGCCTGTTTCAAGACAATGGGTGGATATGCCAGACAAAATACTCGCGATAACCGAACGATTGCGCGGCGTCCAAATCGAACAACAGCCAGCGCTTGAGCTAATCCAGCGATACAGACGATCAGACGTGCTTATCTACGTCGACCCGCCCTATCCGCTCGATACCCGGTCCGGCCGCATGTACCGACACGAAATGACCGACGCCGACCACGCCGAGCTGCTCGAAGTGTTGGACGCCCACCCTGGCCCGGTGCTTTTGTCTGGATATGCGAACCCGCTGTACGACGAACGCCTGAAACATTGGCACCGCGAGGAAAAGAAAGTGCTGGCCGAGGCTGGGTTGGTGCGAACCGAAATTCTCTGGATCAATCCGGTTGCGGCGGAACGGATTGGCCAACAACTGACATTGTTCTGAAGGAGTTGATTCGATGCTCGACAGGATATTGGGGCTCCAACACAAGGAGAAACACAAATGCAAATACCCGGACTGCGGCCGGACGGCGACCACGCATTGGGCGCTGGTCGATCTGTGCGATGAACACCGCAAGGTCATCGCGAAGGAGACGTACCAATACTACCGCGGCCAGTTCACATACGAGGAACGGACGCGATACCACTACATCAGCCATCTAATTCCGTGGGCGAAGCCGCCGAGAAGGAGGGGCGAAAGCGATGAGGCGATATGTGGGGATCGACCCGAGCACAAAGACAGGGTTCGTGGCGCTGGATGAAGCCGGCCGGGTGCTGCGGGCGAAAGAGTTGACCGGGATCGGCACCAAAGATCCGAAGCGGATGGTGACGCTGATCGACGAGATCATGGATCACCTGCAGCCGGATGACGTGATCTGCATCGAGAGCCCGGCCATGCACGCCCAAGGCAGCGCGGTCGGCTTTATGTGGGGACTGGCGCACGGACTGCGGATGGCGATGTTCCGGCGCGGATGGCACTACATTGACGTCGCACCCGCCGGCGTGAAGAAATTCGCCAGCGGAAAGGGCAACACGAAGAAGGACGAGCTGGCGGTTCATATCTACAAGCGCTGGGACTTCGAACATCCGAGCGACAACGTGCGCGACGCCTATGTGCTGGCGCAGATCGCGCGGGCCCTGTCGCCGGACATCGAGGTTCAGCTCACGAAGCAGCAGGCCGAAGTGCTGCAGGCGATCAGGAAAGCGGTGGCGGCGGGATGAGCTCCAACACGACGATTGAATGGGCCACGAAGACGTGGAACCCGCTGCGGGGCTGCTCAAAGGTGAGCGAGGGCTGCCGCAACTGCTACGCGATCCGGCAGGCGCACCGGTTCAGCGGGCCGGGGCAGCCGTACGAAGGTCTGACGGAACGAACGCCGGCTGGTGTGAACTGGACGGGGAAGATCCGCCTCGTTCCGGAAGCTTTGGACGAGCCGCTGCATTGGCGGAGACCGGAGCGTGTGTTCGTTAACTCGATGAGCGATCTGTTCCACCCGGATGTTCCGGACGAGTTTATCGATCAGGTATTCGCGGTGATGATGCTGGCGCCGCAGCATACGTTTATGGTTTTGACGAAGCGGCCGGAGAGGATGGCCAAATATTTCCGACTTTATAATCGCGACGAGAAGATCGGGCATGAAGCGATGTACCTTTACGAGCAATTCGGAGGGCGTGGGGATTGCAGTTTGGCAGCCGGACTGATTTATGGACCGGGAAAGATAAGTAATCTTCCTCATATTCCGCCTCATCCAGAGGCATGGCCCCTTCCGAACGTCTGGCTCGGCGTGTCGGTTGAAAACCAGCGCGCCGCGGACGAGCGGATTCCGCTGCTGCTCCAGACGCCGGCGGCAGTCAGGTTCCTCAGCTGCGAGCCGCTGCTGGGGCCGGTGGATCTGACACCGTACCTTGAGCCATACGTTCGGACGAAACACGACGGATCAAGGCGCGGCACGGTGTGGGCGGATCCCGGAATTGACTGGGTCATCGTCGGCGGTGAGAGCGGCCCCGGCGCCCGGCCAATGCATCCGGATTGGGTGCGGGGCATTCGGGATCAGTGTGTTGGTGCAGGTGTGGCGTTCTTTTTCAAACAGTGGGGAGAGTGGGTGCCGTTCGAACATCGCGGAAATGGTTTTTGTGTGGCGCAGGCGGCCATCTCCGATCTGCATTGGAAACAAGAAAGCGTCTGGCTGGATGACGCGGAGCGAATTGGAGCTATCCGCGTCGGCAAAAAAGCCGCCGGCCGCCTGCTGGATGGCCGGACGTGGGATGAGTTTCCGAATAACACCTGATTTCGTCATGCACTTGTTGTTACGAGCTCGAAACGATTCTGTTACGAGGGGGTGATCGGATGGGATACGCAATAGATGAGCAGGAAACGACGTGCGTGTATGACAAGTCGACAGACCAATGGACCGTCTACACCTGCGCTCGGAATCACATTGGCCGGTTGCTCCGGCGGTTCGGAGAACCGTTTTGGGAAGAAACCGAACCGGACAAGAACGGCCAGCCGCGGATCATAGCGGCAAAGTGGCGGGTGCCGGGGAACGCGGTCAGATTCGTCAAAATCTCCGCAGATAACGGGACTTTTTCGGACGATCAATCCGAGGAAGGGTAAATCTACTGACTCATCACTTCAATTAATTAA